ATTAAAATTGATGTATAGTTGGTTTTCACATTTTCTCCTGTTGTTTAGGACGCTCTAATGGCATATGAGAATGCGGTGAAAAATGAAACCAATCAGGGCTAATGTCAGGGATAATGTCATGGATAATGTCATGGATAATATCTGGGATAATGTCAGGGTTAATGTCAGGGTTAATGTCAGGGCTAATGTCAGGGCTAATGTCAGGGTTAATGTCAGGGCTAATATCTGGAATAATATCAGGGATAATGTCTGGAATAATGTCTGGAATAATGTCTGGGATAATTTGAATGGCAATTCTGATTGATCTACATCAGGTGATCATTGCTAATGTCGCCCAATCGACCTACAGCAATAGAGACCTCGTTATCGATAAAGACCTCATCAGGCACATGATCTTCAACACCATCCGGTCCTATGCCTCTAAGTTTAAGAGGACATATGGCGAGGTGGTCATTTGCTGTGATGGGTTCAACTATTGGCGTAAGAAATATTTCCCCCACTACAAGGCCGGTCGTAAGAAGGACCGGGAAAAGTATTCGCCATTAGACTGGACCCTAATTCATAACACAATAAATGAGACTACGGCCGATCTAAAGGAACATTTCCCATATAAAGTGTTTGATCTGGAAGGCTGTGAGGCCGATGATATCATTGCGGTCCTGATCAATCATGTTCTTCCTAAGGACAAAAAACATTTGATAATAAGCGATGATCATGATTTTACCCAACTATTAAATGATAACGTTTCAATATTCAGATCGAGACTTAATGAAATTATCCATTTTCAATAACAAGACGACATTCCCAACCCAAACAATTTATGAGAGGTTTAGTTATGTGTCTGGCCATCTTACTCAAGGGGGGTATTTTTCCTTTGTCGATAAATGAGTACATCTTTGGGAAACTTAGATTATGATCTTTACAGAAAGAAAAGAGTCGCCCATGAACAACTTCCTCGTTTCCTTCTGGCGACACCAATATGTATATTTTTGCTCTTGGGTTTCCCGAGCCTTTGAATTTTCTCATAGCAATTTGATTGTTTCTACACGCTTCTTCCGTAAACCATTCTTTCATTGGTCTACCTTTTCGTATTTTATAAGTTCCATTCTTTTCGCCGCAACGCGCATTTCCCATCTCACCACCAAAAGAAAGATTATATCCCCCCTCACCAAACGAGTTATATTCTTTTATAAAAAAGGTTTCCTTCATCAACGCTTCTTTTTTGTCTTTGGTCTGAAATATGATTGATTTATTGAAACTGTCCCAGCCATATTTCCTGATGGCATTGTATATTGGTAACTTGCTTTTTCCGGCTAGAGCCAAGTGTTTATGACAGTTCCATCGACAAGATACTCTGGTCTGTGATGTGTAACCTATATATACTTTGTGGTTGGTTGTATTTTCTAGTTTGTATACGGTGTATGTTTTCATTTGACTTTTTCCTTCTCTTGATATAGGGTATTTATATGACAAAGATTTTTGACAAAAAACAAAGAGATAACTACTTGAAGGAACATATACTTAGAGGTGATCGAGGGGATGGTATACCGAATTTTCTCTCCCCAGATTCATGCTTCATAACTGGTGAACGCCAGAAATCAATAAATACCAAGAAGCTTCAGGTCTGGCTGGGCCAGGAATATCACGAATTCTGTACCGATGCCGTCATGCTTCATGGCTATATAAGGAATAAGACGCTGATCGATTTTAGTGATATTCCCTTGAATATCGTTGAAAAAATAATGAACGAGTTCTATTCCTACAAGACCAATAGCCGAGAGAAGATGCTGAACTATTTTATTGCTCATAGAATGAAAAAGATGATTGAAGTTGTAAATGACTTTTAGAGGAAGAAATGCAAAGAAATATCTATGAAATTTTCACGGAATTCAAGAATGCCCCTACCCGAGAGAATAAGATCAATGTTCTGAGAAAGAATAATTCTTATGCTCTACAGAATGTTCTGAAAGGTGGTCTGGCCCCCTATGTCGAGTTCTCTGTCAAGGAACTTCCCGAGTACAAGAAGCAAGACATTCCGCCCGGTATGAGCTATTCGTCCCTGCATCATGAAATAGGTCGAGCCTATATTTTCGAGGTTGGTAATCCGAAAGTGAGTCCTAACTTGACAGATAAACGAAAGAATGAAATACTGCTTCAGATGCTAGAGGTTCTGGAAACCGAAGAAGCCGAGGTGTTTGGTAATATGTTGATGAAAGACCTCAAGGTTCCTGGTCTGACACTGGACTTGGTACAGGAAGCATTCCCTGGTCTAATATCATGAGGATGTCATGGACGATGAGACAGCGGTGGCTCTATTCTGTCTAGGTATCTCGATCTGGTTGTTCATTATTTATATGGTGGTGGCATGGTACTAATTAACCTCACTGAACAATATCATCATCATAGAATCAGATTACAATTTCCTCTTATAAGAAAGAGGTTTGAGGATTTATGGTTTGCTCATGAAATTAGAAGCGGATTGCTTTCAGTTTTCATAAAGGGTAATTTCTTTGATATCAAAACTGAAGAAACTATTCTCAACCAAGACCAATCGGAAATATGAAACCACTCTTAAAGATTGCCTTAAGTGGGAACGTATAATCAATAATGAATTGTTCGATGGAATACTTCCGCCAATCACCTCATATGATATTCGATGGCGAAGAGATGTCTGGGCACACTATCACGGTAATACCGGAACCCAGACATACCAAATTCTCCTCAACAAGAAATACATATCAAAGAAACGTTTTGTAGAGATACTGGCACATGAATTGGTACACCACCACCAATTAGTAGTGCATGGAACGTCGGGCCATGGAAAAACTTTTACAGAGTGGACAGAAAAATTCAGAGAGAAAGGGCTAAATTTAGTCAAGAGTTATGACAGTAAAGAAGAAGAAGACCAAGAGACTCGATTATGATGAAGATGTGGCTTTCGAGAAACAACGAAAGATAACTACGAATAGAAGACCGATTCGGGACTGGACGAAAGTGGTTTCTAATTTTGATGATGAGGATATAGATTATCTGGAAGATATTGTGGATAGCCGGAAATAGTCCGGCTATCCTTTTGTTTTTGTCTAAAGAAACTTAGACAGTGGGTTCTACGGGTGGTGTCGGCTCTACTGGAGCGGGTTCAACAGGAACCACTACAGGGGGCGGGGGCGTAAGGCCATCGAGCGTTTCGACTCTATCGGCAATAACACCGGCATGGGTTTCGATACCATCGAGCAGGGCCTTGGCATCTGCCGGAAGGTCTACGTCAGTCGTGGCATTCTGTAGGTCGGCAATCATATTCTTAAGCACATCTACATCGCCTGCCAGACCAGTAAGGCCGGTATCTAGACGGCCGAAAAATACGTCCATCTTGTCGGAATGTTCTTTAACTGCGTCGAAAATCTTACTCATTAGTTCCTCTCCTTGGGTTTGTGTATTTTGTATTTGATAAATCAAGCCATTCATAATGTCTGTGCGTGTATAGAGACCGTCTATATCAATTCTGATGGCATCTAGCCTTCTCAGAACTGCCTTTTGGAACTCTTTATCGTTTGAAAAGAATGAGAATGCCATCTGTCCTTCCTTTCCCTATACTTCTATTTAGACAACATGATATTTGACATAGATATGTCATAAACGCATATCAGCCATGCTATAATATATGTTGTCTTATCAAGTATATATGCTACATTCCGGTTGTTGGTTCGGCGGCGCAGGAAAGGCCAGACAATGAAATTTTCTCCCCAGCAGAACGCCATTTTCGATTTCGTCAAGACCACCAAGAAGTCTGCCTTTGTTGAGGCAGTAGCGGGTGCAGGCAAGACCACGACCCTGGTCGAAGTCTGCCGGTATCTGAAAAATGAAACTGTAGCTTTCCTGGCATTCAATAAAAAGATTGCCGTGGAAATCGAATCAAAACTTATCAAGGCTGGACTGAATAATGTCCGGTCGGGAACCTTCCATTCTTTCGGTCTGCGGGCTTGGGGAAAAGTTGCCCGTGCCAAAGTAGATGGCAATAAGATCGCGGGACGCCTTAAGTTGATGATCGAACTTGAGCCGCATTATCAGGCCTATAAGACATTCGCACCTAATCTGGTATCTCTGGCAAAACAGCGCGGCCTGGGCCTGTTTGGGGATATCAAGAACACCACAGAGTGGTTTGCCATTGTAGATCATTTTGACCTGTCATCGGACCTTGAGACAAAAGAGGGCAAATTGCCGTCAAATGTGAGTGTGGGCGAGGGCATCGAGGTCGCCCAAAAATTGCTGGCATGGTCCATCGAGTCGGCATATACCGTCATAGATTTTGATGATATGATTTATATGCCACTACTTAAGGGTGTTAAGTTCGATAAGTTTGATACAGTGCTTGTTGATGAAGCCCAGGACACCAATCCGGTGAGGCGGGCAATGGTTAAGGCCCTGCTTAAAAACTAAAGTATGATAAAATAACGCTTGACTATTTTATTATACCCGCTATATTCGTTTTTATCGAAGGCAGCCAGACAGGAACCGAAAATGACTGGACGAGCGATTTTCGTAGGTGACCGACATCAGGCCATTTATGGCTTTACCGGGGCCGATAACGATGCAATCGACCTCATCATCAAGGAATTCGACTGCACTTCCCTACCTTTGACAACGACCTATCGGTGCCCCAAGGCTGTCGTTGCCAAGGCCCAGCAAATTGTGTCCCATATCCAGGCAGCAGATACTGCACCGGAAGGTGTCGTTCGAAATCTTAATACCTTTAATGAAATCTTTAAGGAAGCCCTGGGGGCCACCGATGCTATCCTGTGCCGTAACACTGCACCACTGGTCAAATTGGCTTTCCAGCTTATCCGAAAAGGGGTTCCTTGCCATGTCGAGGGCCGTGATATCGGCCAGGGACTTCTCAAGCTCATTCGCCAATGGAAAAGCGTGCAGTTTGTGCCGCAGTTGGTCGAAAAGTTGAAGGAATGGCGTGATTCGCAAGTCAATATCTTGACGGCAAAGGGCAAGGAATCCCAAGCAGCCGCTATCAGTGATAAGATCGAGACTTTATTGGTCATCGCAGAAGACTGCTCGACCTTGATCGAGATCGAAAACAAGATCAATACCTTGTTTTCCGACTCAGAAGGGAATAAGAAGCCTGTCCTGACGCTCTCGACGGTCCATAAGTCCAAGGGTCGGGAATGGAATCGGGTTTTCCTTCTCGGCCAAGAGAAGTTCATGCCGTCGAAATATGCCAAGGCCCAATGGGAACTTGAGCAGGAGAATAATCTGATCTATGTTGCCTATACCCGGGCCATGGCAGAACTGATCATGGTCCCGGCACCTCCACCCGAAGAGAAAGGAAAGTGATCATGTCCTGGAAGCCAGAAGTGATTGCGGATAGCAGCGGTAAGTGGGTTCCTAATGCCCTACGCTTTGCCACAAAGGAAGAAGCAGAGGCCAATGTCAGGGCCTTGATGTGGAATTGGACTAGTGTGACAGATACGCGAGTCGTCGAGAGTCCAGACCCGGTAAATTATAAGTGGGTTGATGGTAAGCTTGAACCAGTAGAAGGATCGTGAACATGACGAAGAAAATGCGAATGTCGGTAAAGGTTCTTGGTGTGGCGTTAGGAACTGCATCGGGATGGGACACCGTGGACGATTGGCATGTTGTTTTTTATGATTTCGAACCTTCGTATGGCATCGATTTACGTAAGGGCGACCTGAACGTCGATTATGTAAATGGTCTGTTTCAGGGGTTTGATGATGAAGGCCGATTGGTCTGGAAACATTCCATGATTAGTTTTTTCAAAGAGGAATACAATCTATGAGTACACTATACCTAGTCAGGGGCTTGCCGGGTTCTGGCAAGTCCACCATGGCCAGAATGATTTCCGATGTACATTTCGAAGCCGATATGTATCATATGGTCGGGGATAAATACGTTTTCGTGGGCGAGAATATCAAGGCTGCCCATGAATGGTGTTACCAAAGTACCAGAATTTTCCTGAATAGGGTCGCCGTTGTCGCGGTCTCTAATACTTTTACCACTCTGAAAGAGATGCAGCGATATCTGGACTTTCAGAAGGATGGTCACCGTATCGCTGTTATACGCTGTACTGGTGAGTTTGGTAATATCCACAACGTTCCGGCTGACGTTATGGAGAAGATGAAGGCCC